GGTCAGCGTCCCGGCCCCGTTGGTCGTCAATATGTTGTTGGCCGCCCCGCCGGTGATGTGCAGATTGGCGACGGCAATGGTCTTGGCGCCGGTGATGGTCTGGGTGCCGCCCAGCTCGACCTGGCGCGCGGAACCGACGAGAAGCCGAACCTCCGGCGTCGGCCCGGTCGTGTCGGTCGAGCCGATATACAGCGCATCGTCGTTGGCGGCGATCCCGGGATCCACATAGCCGAACTGGCCCTCGGCCAAGGCCGGCGGCGACCCCGCCGCCCCGATCCGCCGCTTGATCTGCATCGTCATTGTTCAGTTCCTCAATAAGTCCCGTCATCGACAACATGCAGCCACGCCCCGTTGCGCCTGGCGTAAAGCGTGCCGTCGCTCGGCGCATCGGGAAATCCCGAGTTCACCCACGCCGCCCCGTCATACACCATGAGCAAATCATTGGCGTCATCCCACCAGGTCGAGCCCTGGACAAAGGTCGACGGCGGCGCCGGCCCGACATGCGCAGTCCCGTCCGCCCCCGGCGGCCCGACAATCGCACCAATGTTGACCCACAGCCCGGGCGTGTCCGGTACCCACAGCCAAACCGTGTTGGGAGTGACGCTGGTGTCGAGATAGGCGTCGCCCGGAGCCCCCGGCAACGGCGGCATGCCAGTGGTCTCGCCGGTGAGCACCAGGCTCGTGCCGGGCGGACCAGGAGGCCCCGGCGGACCTATGCCGCCACCCCCGCCACCCCCCAGGTTGGCAATTACCCAAGCCTCCACCGCGGTCGCCGGGTTGATATAGTACACATACAGATTGCCGTCGCTGGTGTTCCACCAGAGATCGCCGCTGTCGGCAATCAGCGGCGGCGTGTCCTGGATCTGAACCGAAGCAACCCCACCCGACTGGATCCAGCGATTGCCGTTCCACATGAACAAGGTCGAGCTCTGGGTGTCGTACCAGAGCCGCCCCGGCTGCGGAGCGCGCGGCGGGTTCCTGCCGACATAGACCGAGGCGCCCTGCTTGAGCCAGCGCTGCACCGTGGCCAGAGTGTCGTCGGCACTCTCGGTTATGCCGCGGCCGACAAATTTCGTGGTCGCAATCCGGTCGGAAAAATTGCCCGGCGCCGGAGTCGGAGAAACGGGGCGGCCGGAAAACAAGGCGCGGGTGACGTCGTCCAAACTCAGACAAACATCGCCGCCGCGCCCGTTCCAGGTCCACACGAACGGATGCCCGGCAAGAACGTCGTTGATCGACTTGTTGCTCACCCGCTGGACAAATTCGGTCGTGGCAATCTGGCCGTCGCACTGGTCAACATCGCCAATGGCGGGCGCCGTCGGCGTGTCCATGAACTGCGGCGAACGAATGGGAGCAGCACCGGCCGCGAGAAGATCGGACCACACGAGCTGCACATTGCCGCGCCGGCAGTTGAAGGTCCAAACCGTGTTGTCCGTCACATACCGGGCAGTGGCCAGATCGGAGGGGTTGATCGGATCTTGTGCCGTCACCCGCCCCTTGGCGGTAATGTTGCCGTTGAAAAACGCCGAGCCGGAAGCGTCGACGGTCGCCACCGGCGTCCCGTTCCAGGAAAAGGCAAGCCCGGCCGCAGAACCCTGCAGAGCCGCCTTGCCCCAGACAATCGGGCCGGCCAGCGTCAGCCCGCCGAAGGTAATGTTGCTGGTAGTCAGCGCCGCCATGAACGCGGCCGGCGTCACCTGTACATACGGCCCGCCCAAACCACCCTGCTGCAACAACAGCGCGTCCGTGGGATTCGCCGTCGGCGCCGGCGGGTACTGGGTGATCTGGCGGACGTTCACCACCAGGTTGTCGGCCATGACGGCGCTCCCATCACGGCGCGGCAGGCGGCGGCGTCACCAGGCGCACCGGAACAACAACCAGATTGGCGGCGGCAACAATCACCCGCTCGCCGTCCGACGTCACCAGACCAGGACCTAATTGGCCATAGCCGGCAGCCGGCCCCGGCAGCGGCGGCGCCGGCACCGGAGCCGGCGGCGGATAAAACCACAGCAAAGTCGTGCCCAGCGTGAACGACGGCGCAATCACCAGAAATTGCCCCTCCGGCAGCGGGTCGTTGACCCCCAGCGTCGGCAGCGGATCCGCGAATTGGTAAACTTTCTCGGCCCGCTCATGCTCCAGCTTGTCCAGCAACTTCTCATATTCGGAATTCATAAACCTAAGCATGCGCTGCAGCGTCTCGACATAGTCGCAGAGCTGCTCGAAATCCATGATCTTGGGGTCGCAAACAGGAGGCGGCATCGGCATCGATGTCATGGGCTCTGTCCTTTTGCCTCTATGACGTAAACGCTAAGACGTCTGCGAAACTAAGCAGAGAGCGGTGCGGCTCCAAACATTGCCGCGGCCGTCGGTGGCGGTCCATACGAGTTGATAGTCCTTGCCAAGGGTTCCACCGGCAAGAACCGCATAGACCGCCCGCCCGCGAGTGTACACGGGCTTCTTGGTCCAGTCACCGTCGGCCGCAACCGGCGCCACCGTGTTGGTGAAAATCGCAAGACTGCCGGAGAGCAGGTCTACACCAATGGGAATCAGCGGCGAGAAATCATAGCCGAACGCCCGCACCTCGGCCGGCGGCTTCTCCGGTGCGTAACGGGCAGTGAGCGGCATCAGCAATCCCTCAACCCTGCCCCGCCGGCAGCGCCCGCACCACGCTCTCGTTCGCGGGCGGCAACGTCACCACATTGTTGACAGTGTCAATAATCGCCCCGGGCTGGCGGCCGATCAGATTGCCCTGCGGATCCGCCAGCCGGAATCCCCAGGTGTCCACGATCAAGGTGGGCGGCGGCAGCATCGGCGACATGCTCTATCTCACGAAGACGGGCGTGAACGCCCTGGCGTTCTCACGAAGACGGGCGTGAACGCCCTGGTTATCCCCCGGGCCAATAGACAGGGTATTCACAAGACTATCACAGTGGGTCTAGGAATGAGGAGGGCGCCGCCCCGCCAAGGATCGGCGCCCTCAGATACGCAAACCAGGAAAGGACCTGCGCATGGCCGATATAGCCAGTAAATCCCCCATAGACAACAGGAAAGTGTTCGAAACCCTGTGCCGCACACGGGCGGAATTGTTCGCGCTCGGCGAGTACTCCCTCCACGACGCCGTCGACCGCCTGCAAAGTTGGGCAGTGTCAAACGGCCTGGTCGAGCAGCTGGGCCAGGACGAGGTGCAGAAAATCATGGCCGCCGCCTTCGGCGAAGTGCGGGAGGACCAGTGATGCCCGTGGTCCAATTCCCCGCCCAATGGCTCAATCACTGCCACCTCAGCGAAAAGAAAAAACCGCTCGCTAACCTCCACAACGCCTATGTCGCCATCAGCAGCGACCCCGGCACCAAAGATGCCATCGCCTACGACCAGATGCTGCGCGCCCCCTTGCTGATGCACGAACTCAATATCCCGTTCAGTAGCCAGGACCACGACTTCCCCAGAGCAATGACCGACAAAGACCTGGGCGATATCCAGAAATGGCTGCAGGAAGCCGGCATGCGCGGCATGGGCCAGGAAAATACCCGCCGCGCCGTCGATATGTACGCCCAGGAACACAGCTTCCACCCGGTCCTCAACTACCTCGAGGCAGCTCAATGGGACGGCGAAGAACGCGGACCGTACTGGCTCAACCGCTGCCTCGGCGTCGAAGACAACGAATACAGCCGCGCCATCGGCAGCATGTTCCTGGTCAGCATGGCCGCCCGGATCTTCGAACCCGGCTGCAAAGCCGACCACATGCTGGTCCTGGAAGGCGAACAGGGCCGCAAGAAATCCATGGCCTGCGCCGCCCTCGCCGGCAACTGGTTCTCCGATCACCTCCCGGAAATCGGCGGCAAAGACGCCTCCGTGCATCTGCGCGGCAAATGGCTGATCGAAGTCGCCGAAATGCACGCCTTCAACAAGGCCGAAGCCACCCAGCTGAAGTCGTTTTTAAGCAGGCAAACAGAACGGTTCCGCCCGCCCTACGGCCATCTCGAGGTGATCGAACCGCGCCAGTGCGTGTTCATCGGCACAACCAACAAGGAATTGTACCTGCGCGACGAAACCGGCGGCCGTAGGTTCTGGCCGGTCAAATGCGGCCTGATCGATATCCCGCGGCTGGAGGCAATCCGCGACCAGTTGTTCGCCGAAGCCGTGATCCGATTCAAACGCGGCGAACCCTGGTGGCCAAACGCCGAATTCGAGCGCAAACACATCAAACCGCAGCAGGACGCCCGCTACGACGGCGACGCCTGGGAAGAACCAATCGGCGATTTCCTCGCCGACAAAATCGGCGAAGGCGTCACCCTTATCGACATTGCCCGCGGCGCTCTCGGCTACCAGAAAGAATACAACCCTCAGGCGCCAGACGACAAAGGGACCCCTATCAACCGCTTCGGTACCGCTGACCAAAATCGCATCAAACGCATCCTCGCAACCCTAGGATGGGAAAGAGGAGGCCGAAGTAGCGCCGCCGGAGGTACTGTCTTCCGAAAAAGGGGAGGTACCAGAGTATAGGATTTACTGACGCCCTGACGCCTACTGTCGCATCTTCCATATTGGTCTAAGTTGTGTTTGGGTCCTGTAGGGACTCTATAGAAAAAGCATCAGTAGGCGTCAGGGCCTCAGTAGTACCAGGATACCTCAAAATCATGCCTTCAGCGGCCGACACGCTTAAGTTGCAGCTCGAACGCGACAGCCTCAAGGCCGAGCTCGCCAACGAGACGGAAAATCTGCGCGAACTCGAGAAGCTCATGAGCCCCTCTTGGTCCGTCCTGAAGTCGCTCCGCGAGCAGATCCTCGAAACCTTCGACCGCACCAAGGACAGCCGCCACATGATCCTCGCCCGCTCCGGGAATCTCGCCCGCCGCGTCCAGCTCCAGCGCGACATGGACGCCGTCAACCTCGCTCCCGCCTTTTGCGAAATGAAACAGAAGCGGCGCGAGCTGCAGACCATGCTCAAAAAATTCGAGCACCACCTGCAGAAACTCAACCGCGACCTGCGTAAAGCCAAAGCCAAGGCCGAACTGGCCGCGCAGAAGCCGCGTAAAACCAAACCGGAACCGGAACCGGAACCAGACGGCGGTGCGGATCAGGGCGAGCTGGACCTGTGATGTTGCACGTGAAACTTGGGATAATGAGACGGCGCGCGGCCCATTTTTTTGGAAATAATCGCAGATGGGCGGATCGCGATCGCGAGCGCGCGGTCCGAGAGGCGTTCCGGATGGTCGGATGGGCGATGGTCGACCGGCTGTGGGGCGGGCCTAGGCGGCCCTGCGGCCGGGTCTAGGTTGGCTGGCGTGGGGTGGCCCTAGTCAGATAGCCTGGGAGCGGCCCAACGCACGGGCGACCCTCCGCAGGGCCGGCGCGAGGCTGTGGTATCGGAATAGGGGCGGCGCGGGGCGAGGGGCGGGGGAAGAATTATGCTGTTTTACTTGTGGAGAAGATCATGCCAGATGAAAAGCGGAATGTGGAAGAAAAACCTACCGTCACCCGCACGGTCGCCGAGCTCGCCCTCGGCCGCTACCTGTGCGGCCAGTGGATCCGCCGCGACGGCGATCACGAGGCGTGGATGGTCAGGGATGCCCCCAAAGCCAGGGATGTGTAAAGATACGGCATGACGATCACTAGTTTTCGCGATCAAATACTGCCGCATGAAATGTTTGCGAGCCTGCTGAAGGCTCCCAAGCAGTGGACCTATTTCGGCAACCCGAAATTCGACGGAACCAATTATCCCTATTGGTCCTATCGTCCGTTGTTTGATAGGAAGCATAACCTGGCCGACATAAGTACGACACAGGAAATCACGCCCGGCGGTGCTGTTATCCTCGATGTCTGGACATATTTGCGCGACACCTATCTACCAAACCGGAAAATGGTCAGAGGCTACTGGAATGCCTACAACTATGGTATGGATGGCGCCTTTCATACGGATGCCCCTTACGAGGGAGGCATCACCACTATTGTTTATTTTGTCCCGCAATGGGATCCCAATTGGGCCGGCGAAACAGTAGTGAAAAACGGGACCGGTTATGAATGCTGCATGCCGGCACCGAATCGAGGATTCTTCTTTCCGTCCAGCGCCTATCATGTGGCGCGCCCGAGCTCGCGCCGCTGCGGATATGTGCGGGAAGTGCTGGTCATTCGTTCGCAGCCGCTATTGTCAGAACAGGCCGAAGTATTGTCGGCGTGGTTAGTGGCCAATGGGGCGCTTAAATTCAACCACAAGCTCGGTACGATCCACGATCACTTGCTGCGCTGCTATTTAATCTGTGAACAACATAAGCTGCCGCGCGAGGTATGTTTGGCTGCCGGACTGCATGCAGTCTACGGGACTTCGACCTACAACAAGAAAATGTTCCAGCCTGACGACGACGGCCGCCAGCGAGTCATGCAGGCTTGGGGGCCGGAAATCGAAGCTGCCGCCTATTGGTTCTCGCAATTGAAGCAGCGCACTACCGTGCTGGAACAAGGCGCCGACAATCCGACGCCGCTGTTCTTGACGTTGCAGCTGGCCGAATATGCCAATATCGTCGACACTGGCGGCGATCTGCAACGTTGGCCGCGGATCAAGCAAACTTGGGACACCTGGGGAAAGTTGGCCAATGTGCGATGACGATTGTGGTGGCGGCGGTTGTCGCGGTTGCTGCGGCGGGTGCTGCGGCGGGTGCTGTGGCGGGTGCTGTGGTTACTGTACTGCGTGTGGATGCACGTGTACTTGCGGATTGGCTGGCATAGCTGCACGCCAGGCGTACGCACAAGCGACAGATGGTGGCGACACAATAAGTTTGCCAACCGTCAATGTAACGGCTCCGGGCGGTGCAGTTCGTTCTTCCGGCGGACAGGCCACTAGCACGCAATTCGCGGCCGGTGGCGCAGACAGTGGAGGGCCAATTACCAGCGGTGGCGGCGTTGGTGGCGATATTGTCCGAGGCGGTGGTGGCGGTGGCGGTGGCGGTGGCGGTGGCGGTGGTCGCGCCGGCATTGCTCCCAGTGCCGGCGGCAGCAGCGGACTGGGCCGTACCGTCTATGACACAATTCTAAGCGGCCTCGGTCAAATAAGTTCGACACTTTTTCCCGGCGGCAGTCCATCGCTCGCCGGTCCACCGGCGCCGGGCCAGATAGTAGGACCAGGAGGCGTATCCATAGGAACCCCGGGAACAATACCGGGAACGGGTCTGACTCCTACCGGAATAGCAGGAGCAGCTTCGCAGGGGCAAACTGTTCCCTATTTGAGACAGTTGCTTGGCGTAACACCATATCAATATGAACGTTCCCAACTGGCCCCTTCAAATCCCTCTAGACCCGGCTTCGTTCCGTTTGGACCTGAAAGCGACCGCGGCATTTTCTCGCCGTCACCAGGCGGATCGGCGTTGCTTCCTTCAAGACCGGGAGCGCCGCCAAGTGCCGGCTTTCCCGGAGCGGCGGGGGATCTAATTACTCCGCAGCAAGAGTTTACCCCGGGCATATACGGCCGCGAACTTAATCCGCTTGGTTCGAATACTTCTCCTACTCCCGAGGCTCAACGCGGCCCCGGCTTGTCCGCTCTGGCGCCGACCGCGCCGATCTATAGTTTTCCGTTCAACAATCCGGCCGCGCCGGGCGCTCCCGGGCCGGGACCGGATCTGCTGAATCCCAATCTGACCGGCGTGCCTCCCGGTGCTGTTTATCCCTATTTGCAGGGAGTGTTTCAATCCGGAGCGTTTACTCGGCCGGCGGCAACGCCCGGCGGCGCCGATATCTCGACCGTACCGTTCCCCGGCATCGCCTCGATGACGGATTTTGCCAATATGCTGGCGGCAAGAGAAGCGGTGGCAGCAGCGGCAGCACAGAATTTCCCGCCCGGCGGGCAACCGAGCGGAATGGCGGGACAGCCCGGCGTCATCAGCATGCCGGGAGAACAAACAAACATCACCAATCCGACCGGACAGGTTACCGGCGCAGTGCCGTTTCCGGGAGCAACCTCATTGGGAATTCCCGGAGTGCCAAGTCAGAATTTCCCCACCGGTACCATTCCCGGCGGCATCACTCCCACCCCAGGCGGAGTATTCACTCCCGCGCCATCGAGCGATCTCGGCCCGGGAGCGGAACCGCCGCCGACAGCAGGACCGCCGGGTGAAGGCATTACCGGTAATGTACCGGCAACTGGTCCGTTTACAACACCAGCGCCAGGGCCATCACCATCACCATCACCATCACCGGCGAATATCGGCGCTCAGCCTGGTAGACCGGGAGCGTTGTCGGCGCCAAGTCCCGGTGCGCCGGCCGGCTGGGCCGGTGGCCTTTCTCCCCGCGGCGGCGGGACTCCGCTGCCAACCCTCGCGCAGCTCGCTGCGCAACTCAGACCAGGAGCCGCATAATGCCGATCGATACTGCCCCGCCTGTTCACATCGTTCAGGTTCTGCCAAAAGATTTCCCCCGTGGCACTATTCCCGGCGGTGTTGCACCATTGCCGGCCGGCAAATTTACCCTTGCGCCGAAAATGACAATCAAAGCTGAACCCGATCGCATGAGTTGCAGCCGGCTGGCATTGACCAATTGGCCGCCGGAATGGGTGCGGTATCTATGTCCTAACTGGCATCCGGAGGATGATGGCGGCATAACACGATGAAACACGCCTGCGAGAATTGCGATTTCTGGGACAAGACCCAGGATATTCTGGGTATATGCAGACGAGATCCTCCAAAACCTAATCCGGAAGGCGAATATTGTCTCTGGCCAATAACGGCTCCAGGTGACTGGTGCGGCGAATTCGAGCCGCGCATGGACGAGGATGAACCAGAGGGCGAATAATGCCCACGATCCGTCAAGGCATTTACGATTTATTAGGCAGTGTCGAGGTAGACACCAAGGAACAGGGGCGGTGCCACGTCGAGCCGTGGCTCTCCCAGCGGATCGTCATCGACACCATCGCTCGCGGGCTGAACGAGGATGTGCATGAATTCGTCGTGCTCAAGTCGCGGCAATTGGCAATCACCACAGTTTGTAGCGTTATTGAACTATTTTGGGCTCTGGCAAATCCAGGAGTGCAGGGCGCCATTATCGCGGATCGAACGGACAATCTTGAACGTCTTCGTCGGATATTTGCAAGCTTGCTTGAAACGCTCCCAGCGGAATGGCGATCCTCAGAACATCGCCTTGTTACTAACAACCGAACAGGCATGGCCTTCGCAAATCGGAGTGTCATCGATCTGCTTGCTGCAGGCAGTAATCCCGACCTGGGGGCTAGCCGTGCCCTCAATATGGCGCACATGACGGAGTGCTCGCTATGGAGAAGCCTCGCGGGTGTCGAATCATTGAAAGCAAGCTTGGCGCGGCAAAATCCCAACCGGCTGTATATCTGGGAGTCGATAGCTAACGGATTCAACTGGTTCTACAATCATTGGCAGCAAGCGAAGCAGGATCGGCATATGCGCGCTATCTTTGTCGGATTCTGGAGCAATCCGACCTACTCCATCGCAAAGGACGATCCTGATTTCCGCACCTACATGGAGCCGAACGGCAACGGCAAATACAGCCTCACGGAAGAAGAAATCGTCAAAGCCAAATATGTCAAGCAAAACTACAACTACATCGTCAAGCCGGAGCAAATCGCCTGGTGGCGGCGCGAGTCGGAGTTCCGCCAGGAAGAATACATGCTCCGACACTTCCCTTGGCACGAGCGAGAATGTTTCATTGCAAGTGGCTCCGGATTCTTTCCGGCGCGCCGCACTCTTGAATTGTCAGAATCCCTTACTCCGACACCTCCCTATAAGGGGTACCGTTATATATTTGAGGACCGTTTCCTCCACAGTCGGATCGAACAAACAACCAAAGTAGACGAGGTCAATCTGAAAGTCTGGGAACCGCCCGAGCAAGGTGCGACTTATGTCATGGGCGTGGATCCTTCCGGCGGCGGCGGCGGCGACAGCGACGACCACGCCATCGAGGTACTGCGCTGTTACGCCGATCGTATCGTTCAGGTCGCCGAATACCAGTCAAACAAGCCGCTCACCTACCAGATCGCCTGGGTGCTGGCGCACCTGTCCGGGGCCTACGATAAGCCGATATGCAATCTGGAGGTCACCGGGGTGGGTGCCGCGGTAATGCCGGAAACCCGCAACCTGCGCCAGCTGGCCGAGCGCGGCATCATGCAGGCCGAGCCGGGCGCCGATCCGATCCTGCGGATGATCGGCTCGGTGCGCTGGTTCCTGTACAAGCGCGCCGACACCTATTCCGGCGGCGGCAACGTCATCAACTGGAAGACCAATCCCGACAACAAGATGATGATCTTTTCCGAACTGCGCGACTCGCTGATGCTGCGCCGGCTCGAGCTGCGGTCAATCCGCTGCGTGCAGCAGATGCAGGCGATCGTCGAGGACGAGGGCTATCTCGGCGCCGGCCCCGATACCGGCGAGAACGACGACCTGATGATGGCGCTGGCGTTGGCGCATCATGTCTGGGTGGAAATGCAGCGGCCCGGCCTGGTGGCGCGCAATTACACCTGGGAACGGGTGCATGCCGAGATGGAACCGATCGATCCGCACAAACGGCTGTCGTTTGCCATCAGCCAGGCTTACAGTGACAAGGTGCGCGCCATGAATCAGAAGGCACAGAGACGACCGGAGAAATTCTAATGTATGCAGAAGATGAACAGGAAGCGGAAAGCCTGCTTCGTTTGAGCAACAAGATCGCCGAGTTGTTCCGGGAGGAACGCTGCTGGGACACTGCGCGCGTCTGCGCACTACTGTCGGCCAAGTCGATTGCCTGGATGTACGACGAACACGAGAATGCCAAACGCGACGACATGCTGGAAGGCATGTTCAATTTCATGCGCGAGAACTGCAATCGTAACCTGACCGACGCAGTGTTTCACACCGAGCACTGACATGCCAATCATCCGAACATTTTGCTGTCCGGAGTGCGCCCACACTCTGGAAGTGACGTTGCGCGCGGACCAGTGGGACAATCCTCCCCCTATTTGTCCGCGCTGCAACGCCTGGGACTTCGAACACAAGATGCAGCAAGAATTCAAGCCGTTTTCGATTGGGGGATCGGCGCGGGCGCAAGCGGTCAAGCTGGCCGAAAACATTATGGAAAAAGATTACAATGTGGCGGATGCGAAGATCGAAGGGTACGAAGGCGTCCGCAACAAGGTCCGCTATAAGGATCAGTCAATGCCTGGTGCTAGCTCATGGGGCGCCGCCAATGCCGCCCTGGAACAGGCCGTGGCCACCGGGCGCCAGAACCGCATTCAGCACGGATCCAGCCTGGACGTTATCAAGCAGATGCCGGACCTGATCGAGCTGTCGAAACGGCGAAGTCTTCGCGGTTATTAAAAAAAACGGGACCAAAAGAACAAAAGGTGAACCAAATTTTTCCAAAAAATTTTGGCCCGATATCTTAGTTTCTAAGATATCTCAAATGTTACGAACGAGGGCGAATAATGCTCCGCATCCCGTCGAATTCCGTCCAGCCGTGGGCGACCGAGCTCGTTGACGAGTGCATGGCCAGTTCCGGCGAGCGGGCCATGATCTATACCCGTGCCGCGCAATATTATTACCAGGGTACCTTTGACCAGCGGGCGGCGATTTATAACAAAATCAAGCCGTTTATCGACAAATTGGCCGGATTTCTCCTGCAGCCGACCGATATCCGCTTCAATATCGTGTTTGACAGCTCAGAACCGGAGAATGTTCTGCAGCGTGCGGAACTCATCTCCCAGAAGCTTTCGGCGGACTATCGGCAGACGGACAGTGACATAACCTTCGCCGAGACTGTCGTCTGGGCTCTGGTCAACGGCTGCTATCTGCTGAAACACGTCCCAGACGGCGAATCGTTCAAGATTGCCCCGGTCCATCCACAGAACTTCGGCGTCCTTAGTGAAACGGTCCTCGGCCTCGAGGAGCAAGAAGCGTTTTGTCATGTGTCCTTTCCGACGGTTTCCCGGGTTTCGGCCATGTTGGACGAGATCGACCATCCGCGCCGCAACGAGATCATAGAAAAGCTCCTCACCGAAGCCAGCCAATCGGACCGCGATGAGGAAGAACCGACCTATTTTCACCAGATGGCCGTCGGCGGTTTACAGCCGCTTGGTGACATTAATTCGACCCCGCAGGCGGCCGGGATCGTCAATGTGTTTCCGCTGCCGACGCCATGGCGGCCCCAGCGCCGTGTGTCGCGAACAGTGCGGTTCTGCGAGCTCTGGGTCAGAGATGCCCGCCGTGACGGCGACTATACTACCCTGCAGCTGATCTATCCCGACATTCTAATTGAAGGGAACGACACCCGCCGCAACATCAGCCGGGTACCGGGCCGTTCGCCATTCATCAAGATCCAAAACCAGCCAACCCCCGGTTATTTTTGGGGACGCTCCGTGATAGCCGACGTGCAGATGCTGCAGGACATCCTCAACAAACGATTGCGCGATATCAAGGTGATGTGGGATCGGAACGTCAATGCACCGCAGATTTTTAGCGGGTTCACGAGCATTACCGACGAGCAATACTTCAAGATTGTGAACGAAGGCGGATTCATAAACGACCCGAACCCCAATGCTTCGGCTAAACCGCTGACCGAACCGCCCCCGCAGACTTATCTCGAGGAACTCCAGTTTCTCTTCCAATTGTTCGATGAGGCGGCTGGGTTCACCCCGGTAATGCAAGGTCAGGGTGAGCCGGGTGTCCGTGCGGGCGTGCATGCGCAGACTCTAGTCCGCACCAGCACGCCGCGGATCATCGACCAGGCAGCACGCATCGAACGTCAGCTGGCCGAAAGCGGGTATTTGGCCTTCCGGATCATGCAGGCCATGGATCCAGCCATCTACCAAACCGATGAGGGTACAGAATTCACTCTCGAGCAGCTCCCCTTCAATTTCCAGGTCGAGGTTGACTCGCACTCGGCCAGCCCCGCCTTTGCGGAAGACAACCGCCAGGTGGCCATTGCGCTTGCTCGCGCGGGTGCCATTGACGCTGCTGATCTTATCCATATGCTGCATCCTCCAGGGGCCGAGCTTTTACTCGCCCGGTTACGTCAGAGACAGAAAGCACAGGCACAAGCGGCTCAGCAAGAAAAACAAGAAGAACTCATTCGCGATGTGATCGGCGTACCTGCGCGCAAACAACAGCAGGGGCCAAAACGCAAGCGATGATGCAGAGTAGCGAAAATGGCTTTTACCGACGCTGCCGACAATGCTGATCCTAATGCTGATGCGGGTCCGGCCCCTGGTCCTGCTGGTCCTGGCGCTGGCGGCCCTCCTCCTGGCCGTCCGGAGGGCGGGCCTGTTCTAGCCGCACTGGCCCGTCGTGCCGGCGGCGCGCAGCCGTCGGCGCCAGGCCCGGGCAACGGCGCCGATTCGCTGATGAAGATCAAAATGGCGCTGGAGATGATCCAGCAAGCCTTGAGCGGCCTGGATCAAGGCTCGCCGGTCCATCGCGATGCGCTGCGGGCGCTCACGACCTTGTCCCGGCATATGCCGCAGGGAGCCCCGGTTGCCGGCGTGCAGCAGACCGGCATCCAGGACCTGATGCGCAACACGATGCGCAACGCCATCATGCAAAAGCTGACGCAGGGCGGCGGCCAGGGCGGCCAGCAACAGCGCGGCTCCCCGCCGATGCCGAGCCAGCCTTTGCCGGGTTCGTGATAATGGTGTACGCTTTTTCCACTAGGCCGTGCGATTGCTACCATTGCCGGTCTGGTGCGATGTGCGATATCGGACTTCGAAAAAAAGAAACGAGGATCCGGCTGAGACGGATGCAACAGGAGTGCGATTATTATGGCGCAGAATCGATCCTACGACCCGCCGATCTCGTCACCCCCGGAGACGCCCCCAAGGACTATCCTGCAGGTAGACACTCAGTCGGAAGTTTCCGAATGGGGCGCTATTCCGAAGATCGTGCCGAAGCCCGAAGGCGGCGTGCCGCTGCAGCCCGCGATTACTGGGAAGTCGAATTCTGACGGCGGCGGGCGGCGATAGCTATGCCGCGCGAAATCTCGGATGAGGAATATGCCGAGTATATGCAGGCCCGGCAGATCAAGAATTTCGTCGAGCCGATCTTCAACGACCCGCGGCTCAATCCCTATGCCAAGACGCTGATCAAGGCGAAGTATCCCAATCTCTCGATCCCCGACCACGATCTCAAGAACGAGATTACCCAGCATTTTAATGCGGAGAAGAAACGCGCCGACGACGAGAAGGCGGCGGAAAAACAAAAGCAGGAGGATCAGCGGATCTCCGACCAGCGTGCCAACGTGCAGAAGCAATACGGCTTCACCGACGACGGCATGAAAGATTTGGAAAAGTTCATGGTCGACAACCACGTCGGTTCCTACGAGGTGGCGGCCGGCTACAAGGTAGCCAAGGAACCGAAGCCGATCGATCCGACCAACGAGAACCATTTCTGGCAGCGGCCGGCGCTGCGCGAGCAAATCAAGGAGATCTCCGCCGATCCCGAAGGCTGGGCGCGCAAGGAACTGACCAAGGCGGCGCGGGCGGACGAGCAGAGAATGAAGCAGCAATTCGGCGGCTGATCCCTACAGCCAGTCGAAGTTAACACGGGGAGATTGACATGCCAGTGCTTGGCGCCGGCCTGATTCCTGGCGGGCCGATCGGCTACGAGTTGGAAGCGACAATCCGGCGCGTCTTCGCGCAGATGGTCGTTATCCTCATCTACAAACAAAACCCGCTGCTTGCATTGTTGTTGCGAAATGCCATACGGGCAAGCGGCGGTGTCTCACCTTATACACAGCCGGTGCAGACCGGAAAGTACGTGCATTCAAGCTGGATTGGTCCGGCTGGGCAATTTGATATTCCGCCCGATGTAGCGGCGACGACCAATGCGGAATTTAATCTCTGCGCATTGGCTACTCCTGTTACATCGATGGGTCTCGAGCAGTTGGTCACGCAGGATGCGATTGCGGTTACCAGCCGTCTGATGTTGAAGCTGAACGACATGAAAAACAGCGCGCTCGAAGCATTGGCCGATGCGCTGTTCGGCTCGTTTTCGGTGCCGGCGCCGGCCAACCCGCTGAAGATGTTCGGCCTCAACGACGCCTACGGCAACGTGGCTTCGGGCGCCCCGATCTACGGCGGTCTCGACCGCAACGTCTACCCGAACTGGTCCGGCACGGTGATCCCGTGGGCCGCCACGCCCGATATCAGCCGGATCACTTTCATCCCCAAGCTCCTGCAGCTGGCCAAGGCGGCGGGCGGCGAGGCGGCCGATTTCGGCGTCCTCTCGATCGAGGACTGGACCACCTTGATGACGACCTACATCGGCGACGAGCGGTTCAACAACGACCCGAGCTCGCGGTGGGGAAAAGACGATCCCGTGAACAGCGGGTTCCGTGGATTACTCCTGGGCGATACTCCCCTGTTCTTCGACCTGAACTGTCCGGTCGGCACCGCCTATTTGTTCAATTCCAAATACATCACGCTGGTCATCCACGAAGACGCAAATTTTGCGTTCACAGGCTGGTATTCTACAATTCCCCAAGGACAGATCGCCAGCGTGGCGCTGACGCTGACGGCGCTCAACCTGGTCTGCAGCAAACCGATGACCGGCGCGATCATCACCGGCATCACCGGCGGCCAGCCGTTCTAGGAGGTCACTCATGGCGATCGACAGAAGTCCCGGCTGGGCCGGCGTTACCCTGCCGCTGATCAACTTGTTCGACCCGGCCACACAAGCTACCGTCACGCCGATCCCGACCGATCTCGTGGTCAAGCCCGACAGCTGGCAGGGCTCGTGGGCGGGCGGTGCTCCGCCGCTGCCCAACGGCCAGATCTTTATCGGGCCGCCATGGGGCACCAGCCTGACCGGCGCATAATGCTGTGCTCAACCAGTACATCAGCGATGTCCAGAACCTGCTGAACGACCAGGGCGGTCAGTTCTTCAAGATCGATACCCTGCGCACCTACATCAACAAGTCGCGGCGGCGCATTGCCGGCGTTTCCGGCTGCATCCGGATCATGCCGCCCGGCACCAAGACCCATCCGCAGCAGGAAGTCTACCCGTTCAACGACTGGATGAGCTTGGTCCAGGGCTGCATGCCGGGAGTCGAGTCGATTCTTGCCTGCCGCTCGCTGGCGGTGGCGATCGGTTCCGTTCCGGGCGCCCGGAAGCCGATGTGGCGGCGCATCGTCTGGACTGATTTCCAGAGCCGGTTCCGGATTTACAACGGTACGTTTTTCGGTACCCTGTCCGAGCCTGGCTGGTGGGCTCAGTACGGCGCAGGTCCTCGAGGCGCGCTGTATTTGGCGCCAATTCCCAGCCAGGAAAATCAGATCGAGGTGGATCTAACCTGTATTCCGCAGCCACTCTTGGATGACAACGACAGCGAGCCGATCCCCTGGCCATGGCAAGACGCCGTTCCCTACTGGGCCGCAACTCTCTGTTTGCTCCAGCAGCAACGGCGCGAAGACGCCGCGGCGATGGCGACGCTTTTCAACTTAGACCTGCCGATGTGCGCGAGCGTGGTGTGTCCGCAGATGATCCAGACGACCTATGGCGCAACCCTCAGATCAGCCTGACGCCAGTGCCAACGCATTCGAGTCAGCACAGCAGCAATGGCCAATCCTGCGCAATCAAAACATCCTGTCCAAATTCACCCCAAGACAAAGTCCGGAAAAACTCGAAGCTTGGCCGCCAGGGGAAGCTGGAACTGTAACACGTCCGCGCCCGCAGGAGTTTCCTACCGACAGTTACGGAATCGAGGTTTACAACCATACCCGGCCGATCGATGTATTAGGTGATGTGGTTTCGCATTTCTTGGTGGACAAGGATCCAGAAGTTAGGAAATTCTATAACGAATTCAATCGTTCCATAACACCGCAACAGGAGCGTCATGTTCTGGGCGAACATTTTCTATATGACAAAGCCCACGGGGATAAGCGGTCCTATCAGGATTGGCGTAGAATCAGCGGGCTGCCAGCCTATTTCCGCGGTCATCCGTTTCAACAATGGCCGGAAAACTACAACAAGCGGGTATATACTCCCCAGCAGCGCGAGCTTTTGGACCGAATGATGAGGTACCTGAGTGCCGATCCAGAGCGACAACAAGCCGGAGCTTCTGACGCTGGAGAAATGGGCCGGCCTGAACCAGCAGGCGCGCCGCGGGAGCATCGATGATCAAGAGGAGTTCTGGAACGAAAATCTTTATGCGATTGGCCCTGGCAATCTACGTTCGTGCTGGGGTCCGTCTGCGCCGATTTATACCGCGCCGGCTGGTCAGACGATACGACGCATATTTTTTGGGTTTTACGGAAATGGTCCTGACGGATTTACTCCGCAGAATGGCCAACCACCGCCGGGCCGATGCGGATGGATGTTCCTCTCTCCAAGTAACCAGGCTGCGGGCAGCTCTGCACCAGGTACGGTTGTTGAAGTAGACCTGGACAGCGGCCACACTACCACGGTTGGACAAGTCTGGACCGCAGTGTCGCCCAAGTTCTGGGCGTCGGCCAAGGTCTGGCGCCCGAAGTTCTACGGCAACACCGCGGGCGAGGACGGCGGCGTTCTGATCGGCTCGCCCCAGGGTCTGTACGCTTGGGACAATCCGAACCTCTACGTCCCGAACGGGCCGGCGCCCAACTGGCTGACCAATGCCGACATCAGCCCGACGCCGACGGTTACGACCATGCCGTACGGGCTTCCCGGAATCTACACGATGGAGGTCTATGCCGGGCGGTTGTGGGTCGGGGGCAAGGATGTGGTCAGCTTCAGCGCACCATCCAACGGTGCCGATTTCTCTACGGTTGATGGTGGCGGCTCTTTCGGCTTTTTCGGCGACGATCTTGTTTATTCGTGGATGGATTTCAGCCACTCAGCTGGTTATCTATATCTATTTGGCGATTCTTCTACTTGGATGGTATCAAACGTTACGCTGACCGGCGACGGCTCGCCGCTCAATCCCTATACGACGATATTCAATTTCCAGAACATCGATCCGATCACCGGACACATGGTGCCGCGCGTAGTCGGCTCCTGGGGCCGCTATAAAGCCACCTACACCGGCGACGGCATCTACATCACCCAGGGCGGCGACGCCCAGCTCGCCAGCCAGAAAGCCACTAATCTTTATTTGACGTTGGATACCAGCCAGTATTATCCAACCATGGCGGTTGCCACGTTTTTCGGCGCCCGCCACTTGCTTTGCAATGGCCGGTTCACGGATCCTTGGGGCCGCACCCGCTCGCTGATGCTGGCCTTCAACGGCGCGTTCTGGACGGTGATGAGCCAGGGACTGGAGCTCACCCATATCGGCCAATATGAAGACAAATCCGTTCTTACTGCTTACGGTACAGACGGCACTAGTCTGTATCGTCTTTTTGATCATCCTGATAACGCTCTGGTTAAACGGTTGAGCACGCGCGCCTTCCGCGGCACCGGCCTCAGTCAATTGACGATTAAGAATTTCAAGCGGGTTTTCCTCGAGCTGCACGATCATTCCGGCGGCGGCGTGAGCCTGATCGGAACGATCCACACCAGCGGCGGCGGCATTCCCAACGGCGCCGAGAGTCTGGGATTCCAGCTCACGGGCGGAGTGGCGCACGACGTGATTCCGTTTGCGGTCAACGGCAACGGCCTGGACGGAGCGATTGACTTGGAGTCGATTTCGCCCGACTTTACTATCGAGCGGTTACACCTGACCGCGGAGGAGCGCACGCTTTACGGTGCTTGATGGCCGATCTAGTGATATGGGGGGATCATCCCTACTTTGCCCTGGCGGGACCGTGGATCTGGCAACAGTCCTGGAACCAAAAGTGGACGGTCCGCTGGCGGGATTTCTATACAGTCAAACAAGATTTAGAGTTCGATACAAAAGCCGAGGCTGAAGCTTTCGCAAAGCGTCTTTTCAAGTCTCCTAAAATCATCTCCGATGAGAATGGGGATGTGGTTGAATGCGATGAATTTTGGCGTACACTAGCAACCAAGGCAGCGTCGGCCCCCGGCGCGTAACAACATGGGAGTCTCGAATGGCTCGGAGAAGGAGAAGGCATCGTCGGTATCGTCGGCGGTAGCGGAGATCCCCTGACATACCAAAGTGGAGATGAACGATGATTGAGCACAATCGCCGCCGTCGCGGTAGTCGTAGAGTTTATCGGTAGCGGTCATGGCAAGGCGGAGATCGCATCGCCTGCGCATGACCAGGCGCGCCAAGCGCATTCGCGCACGCAAGCATCGCAGGCATCGCTAGATGGCGTTGAAGCGGGTCCGTCCGCTTAACCTGATGCGCGCCTTGAAAGTACCCAAGTGGAGGATGCCGCGTTGGCGTCCTCGCTTGTACAGCTATCGCAAAGGACGGAGGCTTTAATGGCACGAGGCAGATACCTCGGCGCCCGCTCGCGTGTGGATCCTGCCGGCAGGGCGCGCAGAGGAAGGTTCCCGCGGACCGAAGTGCCGGTCCCGCAACGCTATGGCGGCAGACATGCCAGAGACTGCAGCCCGCACAATCCCGGTCAGCGTTACCGACGCTCGAGGAGGCGCTGATGCCGCGCGGACGTGGACGGCATCGTCGCCGACGGCGGCACGGCCCGCCGTTCTGGGCCATGGCCTATGGCCGGCGCCGACGCGGATTCCGGCGAGGCTTCGGTGAAGGCCGGGAAGGATTCCGTGGTGGGTTCCGCGGCGGAGGGCGTCGGTGAGAAGACGCGGGCGCATGCGGCCGCAATGGTACGCGCGCAGCCGTACTCCGGTGCGCGGCGGCCGGCCCGGACCCGTGCGGCGTGGCCGCCGCCGATAACCGAACTGCGGCTGCACCACGCGGTGGCGGAGCTGCTGAACTGGATATTGCTGTCGCCGTCCACGGCCTGGACTACGTTTCCTTCCGGCTGGAGCGAGATGAAGAAAGGCGCCGCCGGCCGACTCAAGGGCTGTGGCCTGGTTGCCGGCATGCCGGATATTTTTATTTTTCACGAGGGCCGCGCAATCGGCTTGGAATTGAAAGCCCGGAAAGGCGTATTGTCGAAAGCTCAACGAGAAACACACGGCAGGTTGCGGAAAGCGGGCGTCGAGGTTCATGTCTGCCGCAACCTGGATGAAATCCAACCGATATTGAAACGGGAACAGATCCCGTTCCGGCCGCTGGAACTGACATGAGCGACTACATCGCCGACATGGACCAATGGCATTATCAATATTATTGGTCCTGGCCATGGAGCCGGCCAGTGCCCGGAGGGACTCTGCCGTCGTTCATCCCCACTCCGCGCCTGCCGGCTCCGCCTAACTGGTTGTGTTGGGTAGGTTCGAACTGCCTGACCGGGACGGCAAACCAACAGCAGACAGATCAGATGGGAACGACGGTGTGCGGGCCGTGCATGACAGGGAGAATCAAGAATGGCTAAACAAAGCGAGTGGCCGGTTGTGCGCGGCAATCCGCGTGCTATGTATGCCGTTCCCGATGGATATTTCCGCTCGGACCGTGCCTTGGCCGGACCGTTGCGCATGGGCACTGCGCGCAACGTGGGTCCGAGCGGAGCTCTTTTCCGCGACGGCTTCTCGAGCGACATGGGCACCGACCGGCTGACCCCGCGCGGCTTCGACCCGATGGGCACCAGCCTCGAGCGCGAGCCGCGACAGGAGCGCAGCACCTATATTTCGCGCGAGATCCGCAGCCGCAGGCAGGGCCGGGATTAATGGCCTATTGCTCGTTGCTGACCGACAACTCTACTTTCGCCTTCGACCACGCCATGGCCCACCGCGGCATGATGATGGCCATGGTTGATCTGTACCAGTACAGCGCGGTCCCCTACATGTTCGACCCGGAACAGCCCAATGCCATGTGGCGGCTGTATCACCAGAGCGCCCATGACGACGCGATTGCCTATCCGCCGCCGCTGGGGCCTTTCGGGATTCCCTATCCGCAGAATTTCATCGATATTCGCCAGGATCAGCGGGACAAACGCGGATGGTGGATATTCGCCAATCACATGAGCCACATAACGGCCAACAGCAACATCCTGTCGGCGCAGTGGCTGCTGACGCCGGCCTGGTAGGCACCGACCGGCTGATGACCGAGGCGGACCTGCCGTGGCTGCGTGAGCTGTTCGCGCGCCGTTATCCCAAGCACTTCGATCCGATCGCCACCGAAGGTTGGATTGTTAACCAGGTTCTGCGTTTTCCGGTATTCTACTTGGCGATCCGCTCAGACGATGCGTTCCTGATTGGACAGCTCGGCGTGGAACCTTGGACGCCAACACAGGTCCAGGCCAATGTAGTTGCAGTCTGTGTCGATGATCGAATTCCTAGTGCTTATTGGCAGGCTATTGGGCTGCTTCGTGGCTCGCTATACTGGGCCAAGTTACGCAAAGTTTCGGTGTGGCGGATCACATCAGAAACTGATTTTGATCTAGCCCCACTGGCGCGGCGAATCGGAGCGCGCGAGATAAGTTCACGGTTTGAGCTAAAACTGGAGTATCGATGATGGGAACAGCAAAAGCTGGTTTGTTAGGTGGCGGCACCATGCCCAACATCACGGGCGGCGTGGATCCGTCACAGGCACAAGTGATCGGTCAGAATGTACAGGCCGGCCAGAACCTCTATTCCGACCTGGGGCTCAGCAACTCGAGCATGGCGGTCCAGGACGCGCAGGGCACGGCTGCGCGCCAGTTTGCCGGCTTCGAGCAGCAGAACATCAATGACCAGCTAGCCGCGGCCGGATTGCAGGCGCAGCTCAATGCACAGCAGTTTGCCCAGGCCGGGACATTGGGCAATACACTTGGTCAATTAGGAACTGGGATCGCGGGAATATTTGGGGCCTGACATGGGCACCGCAGGCTCGTTTCTTACTGGTCTTCTTGGCGGTGCGTCTGGTGGCAATGCACCATTGAATTTTGCCGGTGGGTACAATGCCGGCGGATTCAACGTGGATCCCAATGCTTACGATCCCAACGCCGGCATGAATGCCTACAGCAATACGCCGTTTGCCCAGACCATTCCGCAAGTGACTTCGCAAGGCGACGTGACGGATCCGACCCTGAATCCGAGCGGCCAGGTGCAGCCGGCCACGCCGCAAATGCAGCAGGCACAGCCACAGCAGCAGCCAAGCAGCGATCAAACCGGCGGCAACCAAGATCCGAACCAAAATCCGGATCAGAATGCTGTCGGTCCGACTTGGTTTATGCCGCAACTCCCAGGTCAACAGGCAGGAGCACCGCTGCCACAAGCTTTGGGCGGACCAGCACCTCCGCAATTACCTGGACAAATGCCAGGTCAGCCGGCGGTAACGCCAGCGCTGCCCGCAAATTTACCGGGAGGACAGCCGGCCGGAGCTCCGCTGCCGCAAGACTGGACCCCGCCGCCGGCAGACTTTCCCACGCCTGCTGCCGATCAACCGCCACCCCAGGATGGAGGTGCACCGCCGGATCAGGGCGGTCAGGGCGGCCGTCCTCCCGGCTCGGTCCGCCAGGCGCCGCCTGGCTATATCCCGTACGATCCTCAGACTGGCCGTCCCGCGCCATATCCAGGCCAAGCCCCGCCGCAATCGCCGCTGGTCAATCTGATCCGCCAGCTACTGCCGCAGATGGCGGCCATGGGCATGATGGGCGGCATGGGCGGCCGGCGCAGACCATGGATGCGGGGCGGACCGATGATGGGTCGCCGCGGCTGGAACCCGGCCATGGGCGGCAGGCCGCCCTGGATGGGCGTGCAGCGCCGTGGCGGCCCGCTCGGACCTTATGGTTACGGCGGCCAGTTCCGCGGCCCGATGATGCCGGGCTGGGGCGTGCCGAACACAGGCGGCATGGATCCCTATAACAATCCTTACACGGGCGCTCCGGACCAACCTTATGGCACCAGTGGCTTGCGCGGCTTCCCAGGGGGGCAGACGCCGAATCCGCCGCCAGGCACCGGAGCCCCGCCCGCACCCGACAGCGCCGACGACAATCCGGCCAGTCAAACACCCAATCCAAATCTCACCCGCAACATGCCGGGCGAGGACGACACGTCGGGTGCGGCTGCACAAGGCACGCCGCCGGCTGATACGGCCAACGGCTACGGTGCGGACCAGAGTCAGCAAACTTACAGTGGCCGGCCGCGGCCCAATTTCTACGGCGGAAGGATAACAATCGGTGGCCAAAGCTTCTCGTACGGAACCGGCGGCGGACGAACGCCAAGCATCCCTTATGGAACCTATTACGTCCATCCCGGCGCAATCGGACCAATCGGCCGATCGATCGGCGCCGTTGCCGGCGTCTCAGATTCCAACTCTCCGGGAGACAATACGATTCATGATCCTCAGACTCGCCGAGTTCGACAAGGAATTGAGATACACCGCAGCGCGTCTGGACGAACAAATGGCTGCATTGGCATCTCCGAACGAGAGTGGCCCGCCTTCCGCCAAGCCTTTGCCCGTGCCGCAGCAAACGGACAAGGGCTCCGATTGACAGTGCGGCCGGACGGCTCGGCTTCCATCACGCCGGTCCAGGGCCAGAATATTGCTAGGGGCGGACGACAGGTGCCGGCATGGCAAACGGGTCAAGTTTTCTAGCCGATCTCAGTGACCAGGCAGCCAGAGCCGGGGGTCCGGCCGGCAATCCGCCTTTCGGGTATTTGCAAGTAGAGCCGGACAATCAGGGCGGTGGTCAAGGCGCGGATCAACCGCCTTCGACAGATCCGTCCGGCCAGACCCAGCCCGGCAGGCTTCCCCGGGACCAGCCGCCCGAAAAATACATCCAGCCGCCGTTACGCCCGCATGCCGACTGGGGCCAGCCGAATGAGGTGCAGAAAATTGCCAATGGCTACGGCGGGGTCGCGCCTGGTCCGTACATGCCGCAGCTCGGCGACGTGAACGGGATCGTGCAGCAGATCGGCCGCTTCATGCCGATGTTTGGTTCGATGGCCGGCGCCCAGGGCGGCATGGCTATGCTGAACTTCTGGGCGCACTACCAGGCGGCGCTGAAGGCCAATCAAATGAATTTGGCCAAACAACAACTCGAGCAGTACGAAGTCAACGCCGCCAAGACCGATCAGACGTTGCTCGAGGAGGGCCGTGCTTACGGCGAGATTTTTGCGGTCTATGGCAATGATCCCAAGAAATCTCAGCAAATGGAGGAGGAGCTGCGCGCCGAAGCCATCAAGCGCAACGACCGGGCGATGATCCAGGCGCTCAATACCGGCAAGGACCCGACCAACAAGGACGCGCCATTCACCGGATCGGTCAATGCCGCCTACCGGTTGATGGCAGAGCGCGACCGGCAGCATCAGATCCTGCAGGGCCTGAACAGCCAGCGGGCCAAATCGAAGGAAGCAGCCGAAGAACCGGATCCATTCGGCATTCGCGGCGGCCAGACCGGCGGTGGCGAGTTCTATCCGCAAACATCAAAGGTCGCGCAAGGACCGTCACCTTACGGCCCGGCTGGTGTCCCGCCGGCAGGGCCGGACGCGGCTGCCCCGTCCACCGTCGGTCGAGGTCCACAACCTGCTAATGTCCCTGGGCCAGCCGAAGATGAGGCGGGGCAGCCGGCGCCACCGATCCCGACCAGCGCAGGCGGAATTCCGATTAACGATGAAATCAAGAAAGCGGCGATCGGCCAGATTATGGGCGCGCAGCAGCAGGGAGTGGGCAAAGCCGGGCCTATGATCGATGCGGCTGCTAGCGAGTACCGGGACTGGCTGTCGAACCTGCCGGGCAGCGGCCAAGGGTTGGTCAATAATGTCAACAAATTAAATCCAATCCTGGGCCAGGAGCTCGATCAGATCGCCCACAACCAGGCACCATTGCCGGGAACCCAGGGCGGCGCTGCCGGTTCCGGCTGGCGCACCGGTTGGCTGCGGGCAATGGCCAAGCGCGTCAATCCGGATTGGGACGAATCGCAATATGCAAGAAAAGCAGATTTCATCAAGCAGATGAACAACGAGGAAGGCAAAGGCTATCAGACGCTCAGACGCGGCAACAATTCCGCCAATGCGGCTGCCCAAGTGCTTAACGTTCTCAACGAACGGGACGAAAACGGCAAGAAGTTGTTTCCCAATAATCTCGAACCTTATCAGGCGGCGGTTCAAGCCAAATTGGCCGGATTACGCATAGATCCCAGATGGGATCGGTTATTTGCCTCATTGATGCAGTTTTATCAGGAATCGCAGGCAACCATCAATCAAGGGCAGTACCGGGTAGCGGCGTTGAAGGAAATGCTGGACCATATTCCGATGACGCACGGTCCGCAGGCCATTCGCGGAATGCTGCAGATCGATTCCAATAATGCGTTAAGCGCTATCCAAAACGAATACCGAGCTTGGGATGTAAATGTCGGGCAAGGTAAGCCGGCTTTGTACAATCCGGACACCGAGGCGATTCTGACGGGAATCAGCAACATGAATTACCGGACCGGGCAATTTCTTGATCCGGTCACCCGCCAGCCGTTGCCGCCGGATCAGATTCCGGTGCGGTTGCGATCGCCGGCAGGAGGAGCGGCTCCGGCAGCCAAGGATTCCGGCGGCTTTGTTCCCAACCAGGTTTACACCGACAAGAACGGCAACAAGGCCAAGTATCTCGGCAACGGCAAATGGCAGGAGCAATAATGCCGTTCGACCCGTCCAGCGCCAAGCCGGAAGCAGCAGGCGGCGGGAAGTTCGATCCCGGCTCGGCGCAATTGAATGCGCCGGAGCAAGACAGCAGCGAGGATACGACCGAGACTGAACATTGGTATTCGCCGTTTGTGGAATTCGGCAAGGGCGCGGCGCAGACCTTTACCGGCCTGGAAACCGCAGCCCGTAATCTGACCGGCACAAAGAACCTGGCTGATCCGAACAGTCCCTGGAACCTGGATGAGCAGATGCGGCGCTGGGCCAATACCCAGCCCACTAATCAGGACTGGCCGGAATGGCTGGCGCGGACCGCTGGCCAGGCAACGACCGGGGCAGTGCTGGCGGCGCCGATCGGCGGCGTGCCGGGAATGTTTGTCGGCGGTGCTTTGACCGGTGCCGGGTTGAATCCCGAACATCCGCTCGAGGCCGGCGGAATCAGCGGGTTGATTTCGACCGCGGTCGGCTGGCCGTTGTCGCGGCTGGCTGCCGGGGCTGCGACCAGGGCCGGCATAACCGCCAGAAACGAAGCAACCCAGGCGGCACATGCGGCCGATGTGGCCGAGCATGAAACCCGCATGGAACATTACCAGGACGTGGAGCTTCCCGAGCACGAGGCGCGGGTGGCGGAATACATGCAGCGGGGAGCGGAAAGAGCGGCACCGCGCGATTACGGTCCGGCCAACACCGAGATCTATCAGCACATTCTCGAGCCGCTCGGACAGGAGAAAAATGCACCGACGCAGGCCGGTCATGCCGCATTGCGCGATATGCAAAAGCGGATCGTCAACCGGCTGAATCAGGCTAACAGCCATTTGACATTGTCCAGCGACGATGCGCTTTTGAGCGGGTTGCAAAGGGAAGGTGACAGGATCGGCACAACTCTCAGCAATTCCCCGCAGGAGATTCACTGGCGCGATATAATGAACGAACAAGTGTTGCAGCCGCTGGCCCGGAATCCGAATCGGACCGGACGCGAAATCAACGAATATATTGGCAACCTGAACAATGTGGCGGCCAAGCTCGGCAAGGATGCGGCAAGAGCGCCGTACCGGGAGCAAGCCAACCTTCTGCGAATGCGGGACGCCTTGAACAATATTGCTAATGTGATGGAAAAGCGAATCACTGGCCCGGAGGCGGCCAAGATGTTGCGGGCCAATGCGCGAGAAAGCTACTTGCGCTTGCATGATCTGATTCGATCAGTGCCGGCGGACCAGGCCGGCATTGCCAAGCCGAGCCAAATGTTGCGAGCGATTGCGCGGCGCGAGGGCGGTTCCGAACGTTTCTATCAGAACTGGACACCGCGCAAGCAGCGTTTGACGGAACTGGTGCAGGAACTGGAGGGGCCGCGAGCCAAAGTCGGGCGAGCTCCGGTCAAGCCTAAAGCACCAAAGGCGCCGAAGCCGCCCAAGCTGGAGGAAATGCCGCATAGTCATCTGGGCGAATCGCTTCTGCGCGGTGCCGGACATCTGGCGGCACATGCCGCTTTGCCCTATCCGGCCAATTTCTTTTTCTATCCCACGATCCATCAGCTGGCGCGGCAAGCGGCGCGGCAAGCCCCGAGAATAGGACGGGTGCCGGCGCCCAGCCCGACGGCCCAGGCTGCTGCTACGTTGGCCGGCCAGGCGTTACAATCGCCGGACCAATCGGACGAGGAGCAATGACATGGCGAAGATGGTCAAGCGGGTCCAGGATATGGACCAATACAGCATCGATGCCCGCTCGCGCCAGGTCATGGACCTGATGCTGAAGCAGATGCTGGCGAACAAGGACAAGCTGACGTTCCGCGAGATCACCCAGGGCTTGGCGGCGATCACGCGCGCCCGCTACGTCCAGGTCGTGACCGCGTCGAAGATCCAGCCCGAGGACGAGCATGTCGGATCCACAGCCCGAAAATACACCGCGAGCTTTGCGGCCAATGCAGCTCGTGGGGGAGCGAAACGTCCCGGAACCGCCCCCCGCCCCGTTCCAGTTCCTGCCGCCGCCGCCGACGAGCTCGGAATTTTCGAGGACGACGAGGACGAGCAGTCCGCCTGACTTCCAGGCGGAATTCATCCATCGCCGCTCGTGGAAAGCCGGGGTGATGGGCGCGGTCAACGTCCTGACCGCGGTCCTGTCGATGCGGCTGGTGGTCCTTACCTCGATCCTGGGCGGTATCGGGCTGACCTGGCTGGCCCTGCAGCAGCCGGACCCTTACCGATTGGGCGCGCTGGGCCTGTATGGGCTTTTCGTGTCGGTTCCGAGTGTCTGGCTGGCCTCGAGGCGATAGCCGCACCAGCGGGCTTCCTAGGGCTTCTGGCGGCTGTTCTGGCGGCGATATTCCGCCATCTGATCGATCATCTGCAAAACATGCTTGTGGATGGTGTCGGCAATGAGCTTGTTTTTGTCGAGCATTTTCTCGCACAGCCGCAATTCCAGGATTTCGACGGCCTTCAGCTGATCCAACGGTTTAGCAGTGGCGAGGATGGCGACCAGCCGGTCCACCAGCGGCTTCAGATGCTCATCATTCAGGCTCATGGCTGTCCAGAGGGGTTCCAGGGACCCGGACCCCATTCAGGTAAATACCAGCCTTGATGGGTGGCGACTATTTTTTCGTCGTCACCGGATAAATCAGTATGCCAATCGTCACCCAGCCATTTATCGATCGCGGCAAATGTCGGATCAAGTTCACCAGGCGGCATGGTCCGCATATGATCCACGAGAAGCTTCATAACGAGCTTTTCGATCTCTTTTAATTGCTCCTCGAGATAGTTTGCGTAAGGGCTGCCGTAGCCTTGATCTACGTCGTGGTCGTCATTCATGGCTGCGAAATCCTCCCCGGCGCGTCTGTCGGAACTGAGCGCGCCGGGGCGTGGCGCCGGATAGGACTAAACAGCGCCAGTTCGTTTGTCCCTGTTTTTCTTCGGTACAAGCATTTCCTCAAGTCGGCGGTGTGCGTCGGCTACACGTTTATCTTGCGGCCATTTATCGGTATGCATGTCCAAAAGTTCTAATATGGCCCAAGCTTCTTCCCAGCTCATATGGAAGTCATAGAATTCTTTCTTATATTTTGACTGCCGTTTTTTTGCCATAGTTTTGCCTACTTTTTCTCCAAAATTTTTTTCCAAAAATAGGCCCCTAGACCCCGTATTTGGCTTTTATCTGCGCTACAGCGTAGTCCACTTCCAACTGGAACTCGCCCAGGCGCGCCCGCAGCCAGCCGATGTAGCTTTCATCGCGCTCGAACAGCTCGTGATAGGCCGGCAAGCCCGGATACCAGGCCCAGAAGTGGACCAAATCGTAGTGTCCTACCAGCATTTGGCCCATCATTTGCGGCAGATATTCCTCCTCCAGACCCTCCAATAAGTAGCGAATCAACGTCGGCGCAGTCGGGCATTTTATTTCGACAGCCATGCGCGGGGCGTTGTTTTGGCCGTTTTGGACCACCCGGTCGGGGCTGCAGCCTAGTCCGTTCTCCTCGATGTAGCCGATCCGCTGCAATTCGACGCCGAAATGCTTGGCGAAGGCTTCGGCAGCTAGCGCCTCGTGGGTTATTCCCCATTCCAGCAGCTTGAATCCGCTGATTTCCGGCAGCGGGGCATTCAGAAGCTTTTCCGCGATCAGCTTGTGCTTGTAGTTCTCGCGCTCGCTCGAGCTTTCGCCTTGCGTTTCACCGCGTTTCATTGCCGCCTGGCTTAGCTTGAGCCGCTTGGTTGCCTTGTCGAAGCAGCTGGCGGTGGGTTTGCCGGCGCGCAGCTGCTTCCACTCCGCGCTGCCTTGGGCGACGTTGTAGATGGTCATTTGTATCTATTTCCGGTTTAATTTCGTAATCGCCGCACCAGCTGTCATGTGGCGTGCTGGGCCAATGGTAGACCATATCGTGCAGGTTCATGGCCGCCGGTTTTATTTGCGGGATCATTGCCGGCGCATGGCGCCGGCATTCTCCCTGATAGGAATTGGATCGGCACCAGAATGCGCAGCGATCGCATTGCGCGTCAGAAGGGAATGTCATCGTCCAAGTCTTTGCGCGTCTGCGCCTTGCTCGCCGGCTGGGCTGGCGCGTTGATCGGATCAATCGCGATCATGTCGCGGTCGACGCCGCCAAACTTAACTTTGGTCAGGCGCAGCTGAACCTCGTGACCGATCCAACCGTTGCTGTCGGTGCCCCAGGCGTTGATCAATACCCGGGCATTGGTAGGATTGACACCGAGTTTCTTACCGTTTTCGAACACCAAGTTGGGTTTTTCGAACCTGCCGGGCTCTACGAAAGCGATCGTCCACTTGATCGGGCCTAGGTCTTTCAGGTCATTTGTGTTCAGGAACAGGCTATTGGTCTTGGCATACTGGGACATGTCCATTTGGCTATTCCTTTGCTTTCTGTTGCTGCGCCCGGAAAGTTTCTTCAAGCAAAAGGCGCAGTTCCTTCTGTGCTTGAGCCTTTACGTTGTTGTAGTCGTCGCCGTCGTTGACGACGACGTTGATTGACGCTTCGATTTTGGTCCACTGGGCAACCGGCCCTGTGTCTTTGGTCGGTTGCTTGGGGGGCAGTGCCAGCGTGTGGCCGGCGCTGATGCGGAATTCGGCGATCATGGGCGCAGCTCGACCGACTTGATCTCGAATTCGCTGTCCACGAAATCGATATCGAAGACGCGGCCGTTCTCGTTCCAGGTGCGGTATTTCTTCAGGTCGTCGGCGGCATACCGGCGCGCCTGGTCCTCGTTTTCGGCTTGTACTTCGACCGTCAGTTTCTGGTGCACGGTGCGCTCGACTTTAACGTTGTAAAGATGTTCAACCATTGGACTGTTCCGCCCGGATTTCTACCAGGAACTTTTTGAGAAACTCGCTGGCTTCGTTTGCATTGTTGTATTTGAGATGGCCCAGCGCCACCTCGATGGCGCCGAGACAACGGCCGTAGCTGTGCGCCAGCTTCATGCGCGCGTCTACTTCATGTGCGAATGCACTGTCACTCCATGACATTGTCCTATCTCCTTGGCGGGGTTAGCGGTCATTCCAATCAATAGCAACACCGGGCATACGGGCATATTGTTGGTTGGTCCAACTGCAATAGCCGCCGCCCGGTCTATTGTCCTCGAAATGCGCATATTCGGCTTCAACCTCTGCGACTTGTTCTACCGGAACGCGATAAAACACGATTTCATTGGCGAAACCGCGCGGACACACTTTGAAGTAGCGAAAAGCACTTGGCATTGTCCTATCTCCTTGGCGGGGTTGCCGGCCGGACGCTTCCGCACGGGGTTGGGCTGGGGACGGGACTCGCCCGGCCGGCTATTCCCACGACGTGGGAACCATGCTAAATTAGGCATTGTCAAACGAGTGTCAAGAGGTTTTTTGACAGTGTCCAAAATGAATGGAAGGTATGACCCGATTTTAGCACGCGCCATTGCGCTGCAAAAGCGGGCCAATTCGCCTATGGGCAAAGTCCTGGCGCGGGTGCCGGGCAAAAGCATTGAAGCGCGGGCGCGACGGATCGGGGTGTCGCGGCAAACATACTACAATCTGCAGAGCGGCCGGAACCTGCCGCGGGCGGATCTGGTTAAACGCTTAGTGAAACTTACCGGCTATACGCCGGAGCATATCCGCTTATCGGCGGCGGCGGCTCGAGCGGCGCTTGTCGCGCCTAGCGCTCGATAAGGCGATGGCGATGATTTGCTTGCGCGATCGTGGCCGCGAACCGTGATGGTAGAGCTCGCGGATCCGATCGCTTACCGAGCCTCGCAACGGCATAGGATGGCCTCATGAACGACGATTTGGAACTTAGCGCGGCCGGCGTCGGCTTGATCCACTACTACGAATCCTGCCTGCACCCGCACCAAGGCAAGTTTATTGCTTATCTCGATCCGGTAAAAGTGCTTACCATTGGCTGGGGCCACACCAATCATCACGGCCGCAAGTTTAAATCGGGTGATGTTTGGTCGCAGCAGGAATGCGACGACGAGTTTCTCAAGGACATGCGGATATTCGAGCGGGACGTGCGCCGCCTGGTGAAAGTGGTCCTTACTCAACGTCAATTCGACGCGCTGGTCAGCTTTGCTTACAATGTCGGCGGCAGCGCCTTGGGTAAATCGACTTTGCTCAAGAAGCTTAACGCGCGCGACTATACGGGAGCTGCGAACGAGTTCAAGCGCTGGAACAAGGCCGGCGGCAAGGTCTTGAAAGGCTTGACCCGGCGGCGGCATAGCGAGGCGAACGTGTTTAACGGGCGCAGAGACCCGCACTATATCGAGGGCAAATGACGCAAGAGGCGGGACAAACCGCACGTAGTTTTATCGATGCTTTGAAAGACCAGCCGCTTAGCTTAGCGTTGGTCGTTATGAACATGACGCTGCTTGCGTTCCTATACTATAGTGGGGTAGTGGCGCATTCCGAGCGGCAGCGGGAAACCGAATTGTTGTATCAAAACCGGGATTCCGTCGGCCGCTTACTGGCAAATTGTTATCCGGGGCCGCCGAAATAGGAGGGCTATGTGGGGGAACACAGCAAAGCGATCGTTGCGCTTATCATGGCCGTTTTGGTAGTGCTGGAAGCGCTTACCGGGTTTAGTGTGCCGGGCTTATCGGAAGAAGTTATCACGGTTGTTTTGGCGGCTTTGACTCCGATACTAGTGTGGCTTATCCCGAATAGGCCGGTATGAACGAGTTTCTGGCCGCGATTTCGGTTATCGTCGGGGCGGCATTTATTTCGAGCCTGATTTGGTGGCTGACTCGCCAGGCTTATCTGAAAGGGCGGGCTGATGCGGCACTCGACCAATTCCGCCAGAATCAAAAAGTGGATGCCGCCCGTGATACCCTGGATCAGGAGATTGCCAAGCTTAGCGACGACGAGCTTGATGCTCGCTTTGCTCGCTGGTTGCGCGAACGGGACGTCGACCCGCGCCGGTAATTGTGCCGGGTGGCGACCGATCTTGCCTTCGCATCAAGACAGGCTCACCCGCCGCACTGTGGAGCAAATCGTTGCCCACAATGAGACGGGTGAGAGGCTTGGGTGCTGGCGCGCGGATTAAGCGGCTTCGCTTTTCTCAAGTACGATAAAAGCCGGATCGCTCATGGGTTCATTGGCGGTGTCACCGATCCAGACATAAACATTCCCGGTATTATCTGGCATAGAGCCGCTAACCCAGGCGCCGTCCCATCCCATATGGCGCGCCAGTATTTCGGCGGCATAATCGTGATTTTTCTCGACGTTCCAGGCGCATTCGTAAGACGTGGTGATCTTTTTCGCGTATGCCTTGGCGATGATACGTGAGCCGCGATGGTTAGTAGGGCCGACGTAGCGGGTGACGATTGCTTGGCGGGTCATGCATCATCCTCCAATTCGCGCATGATTTCTTCATACCGACCTGGCCATGCGTCCCTAGCGTAGTCAAAAGCAAGATCGATTTCTCCCCAGTCAATATGGCCAGAGCGGCCACCGTTGATGTATGCGAGCATTAATTGCTCTAAGGCCATTTCGGCTTTTGTCTGATCCATGTCCTATCCTTTCTCAGTTACATGCCATTGCGGCATTGCCGGTGATGGCGCCAAGAATGCCGTGATTGATCAGGACTGCGGAGGCCACGATGATGGCCTCCCACAGGAACCAGATGACGCGGGTCATTTTGC